AAGAGGTGGCTTCATTTCTTTATGTTATTTGTTCCTGTTATGGGTCTTTGGACCAGTAGTATCGGGATTATTGGCCTCGCTCTTAATCTTCGCGCTTATGATTTTGTGAGTCAAGAGATCAGAGCGGCAGAGGATCCTGAGTTTGAGACGTTCTACACCAAGAACATTCTATTGAACGAAGGTCTTCGCACTTGGTTAGCACCAGTTGACCAACCTCATGAGAGCTTCGTGTTCCCAGAGGAGGTTCTACCACGTGGTAATGCTCTATAAAGCATGGAGACTATGGGCAAAGGCATTAGGTTCCAAGGAAGGTCATGATCGAGAAGCAGATATTGTTGCTGGCATACGCACCCTTATTTTGCTTGCTTACATGGTCACTAATGTGGCTATCGTGGCTAACGCTGTGAGGCATTGGAATCCGCATCCCAACACATGCTATACTAAGGAGGGTTGACGCCCTCCTTTTTTGTGAGTACGATACCTAGGGGGAAATCGACTTTTTGGTTCAAAAAAAGTCGAAAAAAAAATTCGGACAATTTTTTGCCGAAAACCTTTTCCTAAATAAAATCGATGTAGGTATCAAATCCATGGAATCTATTGAAAAGCACATTGAGGTAGATAAGGAGATTCTCGCGAATCCCAACACATCTCCTCAACAACGCCGCCACGTAGCAGAGGAACTCCACGATCTAGAGGAGTATGTTGAACATCACAAGGAAGAAATCGAAGCAGGAGATCATCACGATCCTTCGCCACTCGAGCTCTACTGTGATCAAGAACCTGGCGCACCTGAATGTAAGATTCACGATAACTGAAAGCATAAATGAACTTTATCGGCATATATGATGATTGTTTGTCCGCCGACGAATGTAAATTAGTCACTGACTACTTTTACAAGAATAAGGAAAAGCATGAACCTGGTATGATCGGTTATGGATTTGTTGATCCAGAACTGAAAGACTCTACAGACTTCTATTGCCAGTTCTCTGATTCTTCAATAATTCATCAGTTGCTATATGGGGCGATTGAGCGAGGATTCAGAAAATACGAAGAAGAGCACCCTGGGTTACAACATACTGATAGATTCAGTTTGTACAATTCCTTCAATATTCAACATTATGCCCCTAAAGGAGGTTTCAAGCTCTGGCATCATGAAACCACCAATTTTGTAAATTACCCCAATCCCCAAACCACGCGGGCATTGGCATGGATGATCAATCTCAACGATTGCCCAGGTGGAGGTACTGAGTTCCTAGAACAAGATTTTACAATGGAAGCGAAGCGTGGTAAACTAAGCATCTGGCCAGCGTCCTGGACCCATATACATAAAGGACAGATTAGCGAGACACATGAAAAGTTTATCGCTACTGGTTGGTTTAACTACGAGACCCCGAATGTTTAATGGATACATACACAATTTACTCTAAGGATGGTTGCCCTTTTTGTGTTCGCGTTAAACAGGTTATGCGTCTAGCAGAACTGAAACACGTTGTATATGAACTGAATAAGGATTTTGACCGATCCCAATTTTACGCCGAGTTTGGAGACGGTTCGACTTTCCCACAAGTAGTCAAGGGAGAGACGAAACTCGGAGGTTGTACTGAAACCGTCAGGCATTTGAAAGAATCTGGAATCATTTGATGGATGAATTTTATTTCCTAGTTGAGCGGTCTATAGACGTTGCTGTATTTGAACGAAAGTATTTGTTCAACATGTATCAACATCTGAAGTACAACAAAGCTAGGAGATGTGATGCTAGAGAGTTCCTAGACTCTCCTACCGCCAAGAACATCACACAAACCGCTGATGAGCTCAAAGCGTTCATCAAAGGCGGTGACAAGACACTGAGAGAGGCATATGCTTTCCTCACTAAACCTGAGGCACGCAAGGTGGTAAAATACCTTGATGGACTCATTGACGATGCTAGGAGGTATGAGCATGATAGGAGACCAGGGAGACGATCGAAGTCTCTCAATAAATAAAGGCATAGAGTTAATGTTGCCGAAGGCGGCAAGGAGGGAGAAACCAAGTCAAATAGACTTAGACTGTTCCCTTCCCATCTTCTGGAGGCGGATCCGTCTGAGGATCAAGTTAGACATAACTCGAAAAGGAGAGTGATGACCAGTAACGCAGTCCTATTTTTCTCCGCCGTCGCGATCATCTTGACGTTCGCTATCGGTGGCATCATTGGTTGGATCTACAAAGAAACTGTAGATAGAAAATCTAACCTATATGAAACCTATACTCACCCTGAGTTTTATGACGAAGAAGGGCAGTATATCAATGAAGAACTGGTGGCAGTTCGCTTCATTGAACTCGACGACTCGTACTATGTTGACGAGGACGACGATTAATAGTATAATCCTGAAATGACTATTCTTATCCATGGCTAAAGAATTACCTAATGATGCGCTGCTTACGGAGATCTTCCAGAAGGTCTCCTCAGCGAAAACCAAGAAGGAGAAGGTAGAGCTCCTTCAAAAGTACAACAACCCAGGTGTTAGAGCACTGCTGATCATCAACTTTGATGAATCCCTCGAATACCTGATGCCACCTGGTGAGGTTCCGTTCAAAGCAAACGAAGCACCCGCAGGTACAGAACATACTCGCTTGGATCACGAATATCGTGGACTTTATCGCTACTTCAAAGGTGGAGACAGCTCCCTGACAAGTATGCGACGCGAACAACTCTTCATTCAACTCTTAGAGGGTCTTACGAAGCAAGAGGCAGATCTCTTGGTTCAGTGTTGTAATAAGAGTCTCCAAGAGAATTACAGAATTACCAAACAAGTTGTAGCAGAAGCATTCCCCGCCATTGAGTGGGGGAACCGTGGATGATGTGGGACTCTAACGACGAAATCCCGATTAGGGAGGACAAGTACCAAATCTCTGTCCTCCACGTAGATTGCCAACCTGACAAAGCAAGAGATACCAGACTCCCCAGGAATGCCTATATGGTGTCTTATATGGTCAATGGCGTTCAAAAGTATGACATAGTATCAGGTCTCAAGGTAGACATTTTCAACTGTTACTATGATAAACTGGGGAAAGGATCAATCCAAAACATTGAATGGACCAATGGAAAAGTCGTCGCAAAACTTTTCAACAAAAAAGAATATCTCAAGTCAAGTTGACGAGCTCCTCAAGCGTAAGGATGACATGTTCAACTTTGAATCTGAGACAGAAGACCTTGAAGATCTAGCAGATGAGATCTTTGAGGCACTCTACCAACACACCAAAAATCAAACTGAAGAAACCGAATGACAGTACGTCTTATTAGTGTTACCCCTGACGCCGAGAAAGTTATGGGGTATGTGGCGAGAGTTAGCAACCCCAACAACCAGGAAAATCCTAAGGTTGCTGGTCTCCTTAAGTATTGTATTAAGCACGATCATTGGAGCGTTTTTGAACAATCGTTCATGACACTAGAGATTGAGACCACCAGAGGACTGGCGGCTCAAATTTTGCGTCACCGTAGTTTCACATATCAAGAATTTTCGCAAAGGTATGCTGACACTAATCTACTATCCAACGAAATCCCTGTTCCAGATCTGCGGAGGCAAGATGACAAGAACAGGCAAAACTCAATCGATGATATCAGTCCCGAGACTAGGACTCTATTACAACGGAAAATTGCCAGGCACTTTGAAGAGGGCATGGATCTTTATAATGAGCTGCTTCGTCAGAATATTGCTAAAGAGTGTGCCCGTTTTGTGCTTCCTCTTGCTGTGCCTACTCGTATCTACATGACAGGCTCGTGTAGATCCTGGATCCACTATATAAATTTACGGAGTGCCAATGGCACCCAAAAAGAACACATGGACATCGCGGAAGCGTGCCGTGCTATATTTGTTGAACAGTTCCCTATTTGTGCTGAAGCACTTGAATGGTCATGATTGAACCGATTACAGTTGATGATTACAAACTCGTCTCTGATGAGTTTTTTCAGAAGTACAACTTCGCTGCCGAGCGTATGGGCACAGGTCCACACAAGGCAGAAGATGTACTCAAGGTTATGGAAGCACTCGGTACTGCCGTAATGAAGGAACGAGTGAAGGATAAGGTCGGACCTTTTGGTTTTAACAAGAAAGCAAAGGAGAAAGACTGATGCCAACTTATCCAGTTAAGAATTTGAAGACTGGGGAGACTAAAGAACTCTCCATGACAATGACAGAGTATGGTCAGTGGAAGGAAGACAATCCTGACTGGGATAGAGACTGGCAGGCAGGCGCAGCAGCGTCTGTATCTGGAGTCGGAGACTATCAGGACAAGCTTCCAGACGGTTTCAAAGACCGTCTACGTAATGTCAAAAAACACCACCCCTATGCCCGTTTTGAGGCACCCTAGCCTATGCCAGTAACCAAAAAGCAACCATCCATGGTCGGACTGACAAAAAGACAAATGAAAAGGAAACCTATCGGCGTTGAGCACATGCTCAACATTAAAGCGCTAACACCAGCACAAGAAAAGGTCTGGGATGCGTATGACAAGAATCAGAACCTTTTCCTGTATGGAGCTGCTGGTACTGGTAAGACATTTGTGGCAATGTATCTCGCCTTGAAAGAGGTACTTGACCCGAAGTCACAGTATGATAAACTATACGTAGTCCGCTCTCTGGTTCCTACTAGAGAGATTGGTTTCCTCCCTGGAGACCATGAGGACAAGAGCAACCTGTACCAGATTCCATACAAGAATATGGTAAGGTACATGTTCGAGATGCCTGATGACGCATCCTTTGAGATGCTGTATCAGAACCTGAAAGGTCAGGAAAGCATCTCATTCTGGTCTACCTCGTTCATTCGTGGTACTACCATCGATAACGCAATCGTTCTGGTTGATGAGTCACAAAACCTCAACTTCCACGAACTCGATTCTATTATCACCCGTCTTGGTGTGAATACCAAGGTTATCTTTGCTGGTGACGTTGTACAGACTGACCTGGTGAAGACATATGAAAAGAATGGAATCCTGGATTTCATGAAAATCATTGACAACATGAATGAGTTCACTTCTGTCGAATTTGGTGTCGAAGACATCGTTCGATCTGGACTCGTGAAATCCTACCTGATTAGTAAAATTAACCTTGGTCTTTAATCACCTAGACATACACAATTTCGTTGATCTGACAGCAGAAACAACAAAGAGCGGAAGGACTTACCTGGTAGACGGTATCAGGTTGCCTTCCGTTACTACTGTTATTGGGGAGATGAAAAAGAAGAGTATTGCTCAGTGGCGAGCTAGAGTCGGTGCCGAAGAGGCAAACCGTGTATCTAAGCGTGCGTCTACTCGTGGCAATAAGACTCACAAACTTGCTGAGGAATACCTTAGCAATCTCCCCATCTCACAATACAAAGACGATGTGCTCTCCATGGGGATGTTTTGTCAGATAAGACCTTATCTGGACAAGATAAATAATATACACGCACTTGAAGCACCCCTATATTCTAAGACACTCAAACTCGCTGGACGGGTTGACTGTATTGGTGAATATGAGGGAGAGCTTGCTATCATTGACTTCAAGACCTCCTCGAAGACAAAACGTGAAGAGTGGATTCAAGACTACTTTTCACAAGAGGTTGCCTATGCTATAATGTTTCAGGAACTAACTGGACTCAAAGTCAAAAAGTTAGTTACTATTATAGCTGTTGAAACTGGTGAACCACAGGTTTTTGTAATCAGAGATAAGCTCAAGTACGTCCACAAACTGAAAGAGTACATTGATTATTACAGGAGCGTACATGGGGACTGGTAAGATTAATGATGTACTTGAGGAAAACTTTATGACTGCGGCAAAATTTTCTCTAGAAGTAGAGAAAATTGTGAAAGACTCCGAGTTGAACTACATTGAGGCAATCGTGATGTTCTGCGAAGAAAAAAACATCGAGATTGAGAACGTTGGTAAACTTATCAACAAGCCCCTCAAGGAGAAACTGAAATACGAGGCACAACGCCTCAACTTTATCAAGAAAGGTTCACGAGGTTTCTTGTCGCTGTGAAGGGTCTGGAAGCATATAGAATGTATCTTGCGATGAGGAATCACTTCCGTTCCAAAACCTACAACTTCCTCAAGAGTCCGTACAGCAAAGCGAAACCCGAGACATACGATAAGCGCAAGGATAAGTATTTCTTTGTCAAGTTGTCTCGTAAATATGATGAGAAGCAACTAGCACAGTTCTATCTCTCCAATTTCCTAGCGGATAATTGTGAGTGGATCGGTGCTATGTCTGCTAACGGTGAACGGAACTACATCGAGTACCAAAAAAGGATACAATCACTATCATACATGTTTCGCACTGACGCTGAAGTCATGCGTGAGGTATGTGATGATTTTGATTGTCTCTTCCGAGGATCACCTCATCCAACTCTGATTAAGCTCTGGTTGGGTAAGAAGATCAACTTGGAGTCAGTCGTCATCATGGAGAAGATCTTCGACTTCGTAAAAGATGTGAAGGCAACGGATCCCGTCTGGGAGACCTGCCGACAGAAGATCAGCAAATACGTGCCACTCCTTGAAGTGGACACTACCAAGCACAAGAAAGTCCTACAGCAGTTATTCTTATGAAGTTCTTTGAGTCAGACATCATTCAAGAAGAGCTGAAGAAGATGCAAGAGTTGTACGTTGACATCAACCGTATGGGTATCATCCTGACGGTCGATGAAAAGATCAAGCAACTTGAGCAACTGTTCGCTCTGATTGAGGTTCAGCAGACCATGTTCATGCGGGTCACCCTTTCTGATGCTCCAGATGCTAAAATGCTTCTGGAACAAGTTCGAGACGCTGCGTCTCTATTGGGCATGAACCCTGAGGACGTCAATCCTCAGTTTTACAATGGACTCAAGGATCAGGTTCGCACAATGATCGCTGACCTTGAAAAATCTAAATAACCATGCTATCCTTTGATAGCACACAAGCCACAATACAAACATACGGAGAATACAAATGTCTTTTTCATCCCTCAAGAAGTCCAATTTTGCTGACCTGCTTTCTAAGGCAGAGTCTTTGAACAAAACTGAGTCCAATCGCGGTCCTGATGAGCGCCTTTGGAAACCTGAGGTTGATAAAGCAGGTAATGGTTATGCGGTGATCCGCTTCCTGCCTGCCCCCGAGGGCGAAGACCTGCCCTGGGCACAAGTGTGGAGTCATGCCTTCCAAGGTCCTGGTGGATGGTATATCGAGAACTCCTTGACCACTTTGGGCAAGAAAGATCCAGTGTCCGAACTGAATCGCGAACTGTGGAACAGTGGTGCTGACTCTGACAAAGAGATCGCACGTAAGCAGAAGCGTAAGCTGTCCTACTACAGCAACATCTATGTTGTTAAGGACCCTGCTAATCCTCAGAACGAGGGTCGCGTCTTCCTCTACAAGTTCGGTAAGAAGATCTTTGACAAGATCACTGAAGCGATGCAACCTGCTTTCGCTGATGAGACGCCGATCAATCCTTTCGATCTCTGGAAGGGTGCTGACTTCAAGGTCAAGATCCGCAAGGTCGAAGGTTACTGGAACTACGACAAGTCTGAGTTCGACTCTCCTAGCACCCTTGGTGACATGGATGACAACGATCTCGAAGCAGTGTGGAAGAAAGAGTATAGTCTCGCATCGTTCACTGCTGATGACCAGTTCAAGACTTATGCTGAACTGAAGACTCGCCTGGACACCGTGCTTCGTAACAAGCCTGTTAACGAGGTACAAGAGGACCTGGAGGATGAGAGCGAAGGTCGTTTCACACCGAACTTCAACAGTCCTGACATCACTCCTTCTGCCCCTGCTCGTGCTCCTGCTCCAGCAGCAGAAGAAGACGATGCTCTCTCCTACTTTGCTAAACTTGCTGAAGGTGAATGAAGATATTTCTTGATACGGCGGATCTTCCAACGATCCGTCGCCTGTGGGATACAGGTTTGATTGATGGCGTCACTACCAACCCTACCCTGGTTTATAAGGCAGGTAACCATCCCGAGTCTGTCTATGACGAACTCGTGGAACTTGGGGTCCCTGACATCTCCATGGAGGTTGTTGGTGACTATGATGAGATGCTGAACGAAGGTTTCCGCCTTGCTGACAAGTACAAGACCAACGCTACCATCAAGCTTCCATGTAATGTGGATGGTCTGATGGTGTGTAAGGAACTGTCCAAGCGTCACATCCGAACCAACGTGACTCTGATCTTTAGCGCTGCTCAAGCGATTCTCGCTTCCAAGGCAGGTGCTACCTATGTGTCTCCCTTTGTGGGACGCCTGGATGATCAGTCAGTCGCAGGTCTGGAGGTTGTTCGTTCTATCTCTGAGGTTTATCGCATCCACCGTCGCGAGACTCAAGTCCTGGCAGCATCCATCCGCAACGTACAACGTGCTGTGCGGTCATGGTACAACGGTGCTGAGATTTGTACGATGCCACCCAAAGTCTTTGAGGACATGTATAATCACATCCTCACTGATAAGGGTATTGAAATCTTTGAGAAGGACTGGGCAGGTATCCCTAAGGTCACTCAATTTTAACGTCGTGTTCTGACAACGCGATTTCCATAGCACCCGCTCTCCTCAAGGTCCTGGCGTATACGTCAACAAAGTCCCTGATGTGGGCGGGTCTTATTAGTTTGATCTCTCTACGAGCATCATTCTCACGAGTTTCTTTTTCGTAGTAGCTGACTGTCTGTACAGGGTTTACAGTTACACCAGCAGATGCTGTACCGTCGAAGTAAGTAATGGAGAAGTTACTAGGTACCTGCTTTCCTGCTTCAATAATCGTTCTATCCAGAGCGTCCACTACCTTTGTGGTTTCATAGTGTGAGGTAGCATCTGGGTTTGGATACTTATTGTAAACATACTCTTTTAGAGTACCAGAATCCATTGGCCAGTCTCTGTGGTAGTTACTCTTCTCATTGACAAAGAAGATAGTCCAACCAAAAAATACATTGTCGTAGTATTTGAAACTTATAGACTCTGGGGTCTCTCCATCCTGGATGACATGTGTATCGAACAGAGTCAACGAAGTCAGATACTGGTCTAAGATTTCATTTCTACGCCAAAGATTCTTGACGATCAAGAACTGGGGGTCGGTGATTGAGTTAGAGTAGTTGTAAGCTACATCTGGCATTCTTTTGAATAACATTAGAAGTTTCCAACCTCCATATCGGATTGTGTGAGTGCGGTGAGTTCGTTGAACGTAAGTGTGATCTGCTGTAAGGGAATGTCACCAGTGTAAGTGGTCAGGAAACTGTTAGCAGGTGTGGTATTCACAGTCATCCTGCTAAGAGCACAAAGTTTAGTCTTTGGCATCATTGGATGTGTGATTGCTCTCTTTGCTTTTCCTGTAGTTTCATCCGCAGGTATGAACTCTGGTTCCAATACAAAGACATCAGGGAATCCGAGAACTCCACCAACACCTTGTGGCGTTGAGTAAGGATGCATCCCTACTTTGAACCATTGAATGATTGCGTTGATCTCTTTTGCTTCAGTGTCATCCCTAGCGAACAATTCAAAAGTTACATCAAAGGAACGCATCTGCATCTTGGAGAACATCATGATTGCGTTCTCGTTAGGTGCTAGACCACCAAGACCAATTAGATTGGTAGGAGTCAAAGAACTATTGACACCAAATGGGTTGACAGCAGCGTTACCAGCAGCAGAGAGGAATCCTTTCAGGTCTACATTGATACCAGAACCTGCGGTCAAACCTGCTCCAAGTTTATCTAGAGCACCACCAGCACCTTGAGCTAGAGCGTTGCCAACTGCTCCCAAAGTACCAGTTGCCAATGCTTGTCCAAAAGCACCAGCACTATCCTCAAGGAGACGTGCCATGGTACCAAGCTTGAACTCATTGCTCCATGAAGCATCATATGAGTATTGAAACTCATTAGGCAGAGGCAGTTTACAAATAGAAGATTGAGTATCTGCTGCTAGTTTCGCTTTCTTCTTATATTCTGTTAGTTGTGATTGATTCTCAAAAGTTCTACCATCTGCGGTTGTTATGGGGAACTTGATGTTACTATAGTCGTTAGCGAGAGGAGGAATGTAAGAACCCAGAGCATCGCCCATTGTTCCTACTTGACCATCAAACCTAGGGTCTGGGGTATCTGCTAAAGATTGTTGAATTGCTTGATCTAGGAGGATATCACCACCAGCACGATTCAGTGAGTTTCCACCATTGAAGAGTCCTGTAGCAATGCCATTCAGACTCTTGGAGAGTCCCATAGCAGCTTGGTTTCTACCAATGGCACCTAGAACTCCATTCTGTCTCTTATCATTGCCAGCAGCTTCTAACCCTGCCTGGTACTTATACTTCGTAATCTTAAAGTACGAAGCGTAAGGAATACTATCGATTCCTATAGGATAAGTTCTAGTGGTTCCTTGGAGCTTCTTGTACTCAGGAGCTCCATATTCACTGTTTTGTCCTGCTGGTAACATTATCGATTCCGATGAAATTTATCTAGTGGGAGTTGACTTAGCAGCGGAACATCAGTCTCGTCAACTTCAAAGAACAGATTGTCTGCCTTCTGAGGAATGTAATAATGAAATGTAGCCGCAGGCATTTGTTTATTATTTAGACTCTTCAGGCGCTGGTTTGGACTTATATAATGTAAGTTCGCACCTAGAATCTGATTGCCTTTTATCTCTAGCACCTGGATCAGTGGGTACTGATCCCACTCTCTCAGCACTGATTTGAATTTTGGGTCATACTCGAAGAAGTAGTAATTGCCTTCCTCAACATTCTCGACTGCGTTATCATAGAGGATATTGAATACTTCTTCTCGTAACTTTTGTTTTGAGATCTTCTTTCCTTTTAGATCTGTTATGAGATGTTCAAACTTTGAGTTCGCGTTCGGTGATGATTTTGAACTGCCAAAGCCTGTCCCTGCAGTATTCCCTCGCTGCTTCCCATTTTGCTTGGTTGATGGCATAAGTCGCGACCTCCGTTAGGTATCGTTTGGTCTTCTTTGCTTGAGGCTTAGGACCTTCGACTTGTGCCTTAGGTTTCACCTCAACTAGATATGATTGGATTGAACCATTCGTGTTTCTTACCTTCATGTAGAAGTCAGGGAAATAGAGATGATACCGATTATCTTTGGGCGATCTATATGGTATCGCGATCTCTTCGGATGACCACTCAACTACTTTCTCTGTGTGATCACAGTAGTACATGAACTTACGCTCCCATAGAGAGCGGTAAATGATCGCTGTTGGATCTCCTTTGTACTTGCTGTAGTTACTTGGCTTATATTTCCCTTTGTAGGACGGCATAAATAAATAAGATCACCCCTATACGGGTATTTATGGGTATCCCCTCAGTTACCAGATTCTTATCAAAGATTAACAACTCGATCAGCAGCGGTAACCTGTATGACATTGAGTTTTCTTTCCCTCCCCAACCTGCCTTCAAAGGTGGGAAGCCGAGTCTTGGTGACTGGTTGGCACGGGCAACTACTCCTCCCGATTCTGGTAGGAAAACTTCTAGACTCGATGGTGAGTTGATTAGTATGCTCGCCAATGAGGTACAGATTCCTGGTGTCAACATGACATCTCAGGATGTTCGTAGTGTCAAAAAGGGTATCAACATGAAACCCGCCATGGCGAAGGTATATAATGAGATGGATCTGTCGTTCATCCTGGACGTCAACTCTACACCGATGAGATTCTTCACCGCATGGCAGGATTACATCGCAGGTAACTTTGAAGGTGCTAGCTTTACTGGTGATCCTTATGGTCCTGTCTTTGCTAAGAAAGAGAAGCAAGCATTCGCTACATCTTTCTACAATGACTATACGTGCGATGTGAAGATTAGAAAGTATGAGAAGTTTGACGGTACTAACTATGATAACTTCCACATACAGCTTGTCAAAGCATACCCATACATGGTATCATCAATACCATATAGTGCTGCCTCTAGTCAGGTGGTCAAATTGTCCGTGGGCATGTACTATGAGTACAGCACCCGCCTCACCCCTCCGAAGCAACGGAAAAAATCTGATTAATTATGCCACTTCCTGAAATTAGCACTCCAACCTATGAGTTGGTTGTCCCTTCATCAAAGAAGAAACTTAAGTATCGTCCATTCCTGGTGAGAGAGCAAAAGATTCTCATCCTGGCAATGGAGAGTGAGAATGAAACACAGATCATTGATGCTATCACCAAGATCTTCAAGAACTGTATTCATTCACGGTTCAAAATGGAAGACCTCGCTCTGTTTGATGTAGAGTATATCTTCTTACAACTTCGTGGTCGTTCTGTACAAGAAACGATTGAAATTGAAGTACCTTGTGATGACGATCCAGAAGTAAAGGTGCCTGTCACATTCCCTGTGGATGATGTAAAGGTTGTCTTCCCTGACGGTCATGAGAGTGAGATTAAACTGACAGACGACATTGTTGCTGTCATGAAGTATCCAAACCTTGATTACTTTGCCAAGGTCAACATCATGGAAGAAGAACCTGATCCATATGAGCTGGTAGCAGCATGTATTGATCGTGTCTTTGCTAATGGTGAAGATTGTGGTGACTTTACTCCACAAGAGGCAAAGGAATGGTTGGAGACTCTTACCAACGAACAGTTTGAGAAGGTTCAGAACTTCTTTGACACCATGCCTAAACTGAGTCATACGATTACTGTTAAGAATCCTAAGACTAAGGTAGAGACTACAACTGTTATCGAAGGACTGATTAATTTTTTCGGATAAGCCTCTTCCAAGAGGGGTTGGAAAGGTTTTATACGACTAACTTCGCCCTCGTACAGCATCATAAATATACATTGACGGATATTGAGAATATGATCCCTTGGGAGAGGGACATTTACGTGAACTTGCTTGCTAAGCATCTACAAGATGAAAGAGACCGCATCGAAGAAGAAAAACGCAAACGTAAATGATCAAACGTACGGCACTTAACAGACTACTAGGGGGCAAACTGGTCAAACCAGTTAGCTCGGTAGCTAAGAGTGCCAATCAGATGTTAGATACTGAACATGAGTATCTAACTTACCTGAGAAACAGGAAGAAGTTCTTCTTCATGACTCAGGTACAACAGACAAGGGTAGTCCTTGGAAAGAAAGGAAAGGGTCACGAAGATAAATCTAAGTTTGGTGGAGGTGGTGGTGGTCTCCCCTACATGCGTCGCCCCCGACGTAAGAAACCGACAAAAAAGCAATTAAGAGCAAAGCAGAAGGGTAATAGAGTCGGTCGCTTCATGCGAAACCGTAAGGCTCAGGGTCTGCGTGCTGGTAGAAAACTTGGGAGAACTAAACCTGGTAGGTTTTTCAATAGCCTCGAAGGTAGAGGGCAACGTGCTGGTCAAGCATTGCGTAGAGCTCCTGGTAGAGCATTAACAGGAATAAAAGACACCGTATCTAAGGTTAAACTACCTAAAGTCAACCTACCTAAGGTCAAAATGCCTAAGGTAAGTCTACCTAAGGTTAAGTTGCCTAGCATGAAAGGTGGTCCTGGTCCTCTTTCTGTCTTGTTTGCTGGTCTAGAGTTTGGAAGTAGAAAATTACAGGGTCAGACTAACTTACAGGCAGGTGTAGGTGCTGGTGCCACTGCTGCTGGTGGTTCTGCTGGATTTGCTGCTGGTACAAAGGCAGGTGCTGTAATTGGTACATTCTTCGGTCCTGGTATTGGCACCGCTATCGGTGCTGGTATTGGTGGACTTCTCGGAGGGTTGATCGGTGCCAATCTCGCAGGTGGCGCTGCTGATATGGTCACTGGTGCCAATAAACCACAAAAATCTGAAGAGAAGACAGAGACTAGATCAAAGGTAACTGGTCGCTTTGACATGGCGACTGGTCAGGGATATATTAATGGCAACCCTGTTCCGCTGGAGGAATACGAAGCCTTCGCGAACATGAGCAGTGAAGAGAAGATTACTGCTTATGGAAATCCAGTACAAAAAATGGCGGAGGGTGGTGTTGTCAAGTCTCCCACCCGTGCTCTGATTGGTGAGGGTGGTGAACCTGAGGTTGTGCTTCCACAATCTAAGCTTGGCGAAGGTTACCAAAACATGCTAAAATCAACTGGCGGTATGCTGGTTGGTTTTGCTTCAAACTTCCTCAACACGATCCCTGTTGGTGGTTCCGCCATTGGTGCCCTCAAGGGTGAGGTTTCTAGACTCAAGGGAGTATTTGGAGGATTTGCCAACATCGGTGCTGCTAAGATCTTTAGCGGAAGTAAGGTGCCTGATATGATGAGTAAGATTGGTTCAACATTAACTGGTATAATCGGTGGAGCAATGAACATGGTGATGGGTCCAGCATCTGCTGCGACAATGATGCCACCCCCACCTATTAGTGGTCCACCTGCTATTGCTTCCATGGCGACTGCTGGAACTAGCGGTCAATGGGGACCTCTACTTGATTTGATTGCTGGCAAAGAGTCAGGTGGTAACTACGAAGCAATGTATCCCAGTACAACTATGCCTGGGATGACACAGATGACCATCACTCAGGTCATCAACAAAGCATCAGGTGCTGTTGGTAAGTATCAACAGTTGCCTAGATTCCTGGCAGAGAGAGCTCGTAGAGCAGGATTAGATCCTGACAAAGATCTCTTCAGTCCTGCTAATCAGGATAAAATTATTTTGGATGTAAATATCAGAGGCAACCGTCAGGGTGATGAGTGGTTAGCAGGTAAGATTACTGATGAACAGTTCATGCAGGGACTGTCTCAAGAGTTTGCTTCAATGCCAAATGCTCAGGGTAAATTCCACTACCCTGGACAATCTAGCGCAATGACTCCTGGTCAGGTCATGGATGCTCTGCGTCGTGTCAAGAACGCACCCAAGACAGACACTAGCAGCAGTAGCAGCACAATGACACCTGGATCTGCTGGTGTTAGCTCTGGTGATCTCACACCTACTCCTGCTAGCATCACTGGAGCAGGTGAGACGAACGGTGGAATGGTATCTGGATTCCCCATCACCAGTCCATATGGTCCTAGAACTCACCCCGTAACTGGACAACCTGGAAAGTTACATGGTGGTATTGACGTTGGTACACCTACAGGTACACCTCTGGCATTGAATGCTCCTGGTGAGATTCTTGCTGCTGGTAACTATGGTGGATATGGTTTCATGCAAGATGTATGGATTCCATCCCACAACATTCAGATCAGACTTGCTCACCTTAGTGAGTTTGTCAAGAGATCTGGTGAGTTTGCTGCTGGTGAGGTTATCTCTAAGACTGGAGGTGCGGCAGGATCTCCTGGTGCTGGTTCATCTAGTGGACCTCACCTACACTTTGAGGCAGACACTAGAAAGAACTCTGGTGCTTATGGTGGATCAGGTAACCCTGCTGCCTATGCCAAGTTGATTGCCCTGGGTTCAGGATCATCGTCAACACCAACCGATGACAAAGGTGGTGGAGGTGTGACTCCTGTTGACAAGAGCAAGAATCTGACACCGACTGGTGGTGGCGGCAAGACTCCATCAATGATTCCTATTGTTATGCCTGTGCCTCAAGCACAACCTATGCCTGTTCGCGTGGCTACGCCATCTGTTGAACAACCAAAGACCAAGCATAAATCATATGGTATCAACCCATTCTCAGGTAGGTACGAGGTATTATGAAAGAATTTCCATCCCTAAAAGACGTATCTGAGATTCTAGAGAGTCTCAATAAACTGTTTGAAGACAGGAACCACCTACTTAACCTCATGTTCCGTGAGGATAAGTATAAGGATTTCCTGCTGTCAGAAAGTGTCCAGTCGCTTGCTGAAGCTGACGCTAGGGATGACAGTAAGAATGGTAGGATAAAGACTGATCTCGCTGGTGGATTTGAGGTACTGAAAGCATCTACCAAGATGCAGAAGTTCTCTAACTTTATCAATCCCCAATCACTTCCTGCCCTGGACCTGGAGAATCCTCTGGAGTTCATGGAGGGTGGTGATGATAGAGACGTTGAACCAGAAGATGTAGTAAAGGATGAAGGTTCTCAGACTGGTGTTCAACCACCTAAGGACACTGGTAATGCTAACATAACTCCACCAGCGGGTTCACCTAGAAACCCAATCACAGAACCTGGTAAGACACAACAGACTCCTGGATTCTCTCAGGGTGGTGTGATATCTCCAGCAGCTCAGAAGATGATGATGCCTGGCAAGTCGCCAGTGACTGCTGCTGAGGGTGTATCTGAAGGTAAGAAGTCTTCATCTGAATCTCTTGAGTCTGCTGGACTTGTAGGTAAGAAGCATCCTGCTGCTAAGATGCAGGAAATGCTGGGTCTTGATCAGTATAAGAAAGCAATGGCAGGCGCTATGGCACTGCCACTCAAAGCAATGGCAGCAGGTCTGTCTAGCTTGCTAGGTAAGATTGGTATCCCTGGAGTTCCTGCCTTTGATGACATTGTAAAAAATGCTGCCAACGTAGCGAAAGCGTTCGGTATTCCACAGGCAACCATGAAAAAAATTCCTGGTATTGCCCAGGTCTTTGGGGGCGCTAGGAGTCTTGTTAACAACGTTGGTAACTTCTTCGGGGGAATGTTTGGTAATAAGAAGTCACCAGTAACTTCTGCTGACAGTAAGAGTAACGTTGGTGGTGCTAGTGGAGAAGAAGCACCGAAGTCTAAAACTGGTCACAAAGGTGGAGCACGTGCTAGCACTGGTCGTGGTGGACCTGTTCATGGGTTCAAGAGTGCCATGTCTGGCATATCTGCTCCTTCAATGTCAGGTGCCACAGCAAACCTTGCTACAGGATCTACCACTCTCAATAATATGAGCTCCACGCTGAACCAGACTGGTCAGATGCTGAAGCAATCGACAAGTCTGTCATCAATGGTAAGTGATACTTCGGTGTCTAATAATCTGAGCGGCGTAACACCTGCCCAGGAAGGATCTACTAACCTAAAGCAAGACATTAACTTCCTGACTAACAGTGTAAATAGTCAGAATGAGTCCGTGTTGATTAGCAACACTGCTAGTGCTGTGTCATCTACAAGTAATATTATACAGCAGGGCATTAGTGCCATGAGTCAGGCAGTATCCGCAGGTGCTAAATCTAGTCAGAAAGGTCCTATGATTGGTACTGATAATCCTGTTCCATCAGCACCTCTCAAGGTAAGCGATTTTCTTCTCGCATCTATTTCTATCACCAAAGGTGGTGAGACACATCTGGATATCGTATGAGTAAAGTAGAAGCCCAAAATAATTTTCTTCTAGTAAGATTCCAGATCCAGACAGCATCTGGTGTGGTAAATCTTGGTAGCAACCATTTGCTGGAGTTACATTATATTGAGGACATTACAAAGTCCAATATCATCATGGCTGCCACCATCAATGATACTGAGACTGCTCTCGTCTCTAAACTCTTTGGATTGGAAGCTGTATCGATTGAGTTTAAGGATCACAAGGAGAATACCGTCTCTGCGAACATGGTAATCTACGATATCAAAGATCGTATGATTGTTAGTGGAAAGAAGATGAAGGCTACTCTGTATATGATTAGTCCTGATGCTGTAAATAATTCTGCTACAAAAATTTCAGAAAGATTTGGTAAAGGTGGTGGAGAGACAACATCTGAGATTGTAAAAGATCTTATAAGCTCTACTGGTAGATTCCTCAAGTCTGCGAAGAGAGTTATTGTTGACAAAACCTCGACAAAGATCTCATTCATCTCTCCATACTGGGATCCGTTTACTATCATTTCTTGGTTGGCATGGAGATCTATACCAGAGCAAGGATCATCTAAAGATGTTAGTGCTGGTTATCTGTTCTATGAGACAGGATCTCAGTATAACTTCAAGTCGATGGATAAGTTGGTCAAAGGAAAAGTTCAAAAGACTATTCGTGTCAACTATTCGGATGATGATGACGATGAGAATGATAAGTTTATCGACATTGATACTCTTTCTATCACTGGAACCAGCGATGTGTTCCGAGGTATGAACCTGGGTAGTTATACCAGTGTCACATATACTCTGGACATGAAGGACTTTAGCTATAAAGAGATCCCATTCAATGTCAATGAATACTATAAAGAGATGAGCAAACTGAATGACTCTTCTCTTCCTGCCATGTATAAACTGTTTGGTCCTACGAGTGAGAAGTCAAATCCCACACGTATCATGGCAAAGGTTCTTGATACTGCTATGTACACTGAGGGTACTTACACTCAGGACTTGACAAAACAGTTGTCACAGGCTATGATTAGGAATCAATTCTTCTTCAACCAGTCTGCTACTTTTGAGTATGAAGGCACACTCAATCTAGAGATTGGGCAGGTCGTGGAAGTACAATCCTATAAAGGTAAGGCACTAGAGAAAGATTCTTCTCAGAGTGGTAAATACATAGTAGGTAAAATATACCGTCAATTTGCGACGGAACGAGACATGATGTCTACTCGTGTCACCATTTACAGAGATAGTTTAGGATGAATCTAGAATCTGCCGCACATTTTATTGGTAAGGATGGATTCAACTGGTGGTTGGGTCAGATCGAGAACGATGGATCTACACCAGATGATTACGACTTTACTGGTAAGGTAAAAGTAAGGATTGTAGGTTATCACAATCCTGACACAACCATTCTCCCCACAAAGGATCTGCCCTGGGCAAGTTGTCTGATGCCTGTCACGCAAGCACAGCGTGGTGGTATTGGTAGCATTCACCAGCTCCAGATCAGTTCCTGGGTTGTTGGTTTCTTTATGGATGGTGCTTCGGCACAGATCCCTGTCATCATGGGTACCATCTCTGATGAGAATCCCAAGGGAGTCTACAAGAAGACTGGTGAGAAAGGTAAAGCATTCCAGACTTTGCTCCCACCTGACTATAAACCACAAAAGCATGGTGAAACTGGTGGATCCACAGTTGGTGGTACAGCATCTACAGTCTCAGAATCATCTACAGGTACAAAAGCTCCTCCTAATGTTGGTGCTTTACCGCCATCTGAGGAAGGTGAAACTACCACATCCACAGTCAACCCACGTGGTGAGGCAGCAAAGCAGACTGATATAATGAAAGCAGCAGATGCTAAGCGCTGCTATACTGTCAGTGTATCTAATGGTAAGTGTGGTCAAGCTTCCGATGTAAAGATCAAGGGAGCTATGGCAGAGTTCCTGAAGTATGCTCGTGGCATCGAGAAGAATGAGATCGGTGAGTTTATCAACAGTGCCACAGGAGAGGTAGAAGACTTCGCCGCTGAGGTTGAGAAGTATACATCCAGAATTGGCAAGTTCATGGATGGGATCATGGGCAATGTCAAGGGTGTTGTTCTCAAAGAGACTGAGAAGTTCATCCAAGAGCAGATGGACAAGATCAACATCCCTGATCCTGACATTCTTGATCCTCTGAAAGAACAACTCAAGAGTGTATCTGACCTGATCAAGTGTCTCTTCAAGCAGATTGCTGGAGATATTCTCGGCACTATCTCTGGGATGCTCATGGACCTGGTGGAGCAAGCACTGGACTCTGCCCTCTGCCTTGCTCAAGACGTCTTCATGGATCTGTTCGGTGGTGTCATCGACAGCTTGCTCGGTGCTATCGAGAGTGCTCTGGGTATTCTTCAGGGTGTTCTTGGTGCTATCAAGGGTGCTGCTGCTATGATCCAAGGTCTGATGGCAAACGTCCTTGACCTGATTGATATGATCTGCGGTGGTGATTTGTCTTGTGCCCTGGGTCTGTCCACCTTCGAGACATGCCATGGTCCTAAGGAGAGTGAAGGAGATAAGAGCAAGAAACAGCAGTCGCAATATGGTGATGCTGCTAAGAAAGAACTTGCTGGTGGTAAGACTAGAGTTGTTGGTGACGGTAAGCCCAACTCTCGTGGATATGTTCCTGTCACCAAGATTGTGGATGGTGTAGAGAAGAAGATGGGATTCAACACCAAGACAGGTGAGTATGCTGAGGTTGGTGCTGCTGGTACAGGTATTAGTGACCAGTCTTTCGAGAAGGGTAAGTCTCTGATCGAGAAGTTTGATTCTGTCTATCCTATCCGTGACTCGGATGGTAACATTCAGATGTCAACTCTCAACTGTAGTCCATCTAACCTCAATAAGAAACCATGTTTCCCTGAGCTGATCTTTGACAACGCTCAGTCTACAACGTTCATCAAAGCACTGCCTATCATTGATGACATGGGTGCCATTGTTGGTGCCTTCATGCGTAAGAAGGGTAGTAACATCAGCACAACTGCTAGAGTTCGTGCTATGTTCTCATGTAATGAACCCGAAGGTAGAGGATTCATCGGCAAACCTATTGTCAAGAATGGTAAGATCGAGAGTATTGCTATCAAGAAGACTGGTGTAGGATATGGTCTTGATCCTGACACTAGCACGTGTCCTACTGAGCAGAGGATCTTCCTTGTTCCTAATGTAGAACTGGCAGACTATGTTGATGAGGGTGGATATCTGTTCCCACAGGATGATCCTAACAACCCTATCCTCCAAGTCCTGGAGTTTAACTACAACAACACTGGATACATTGGTCTTGCTACACTAGACAAGACAGAAGCTATTCCTGAGGGTCTGAAACTACAGAATGCCAATGGTGACTATAAGTTTACTCTCAACCCTGTTGATAGTTTCTTTGACCTTGCTATCCCAGAGAATACTACAGCAATCTATGCTGGTTGTGCTGATCTGATCCCCACACTTGCTGAACTTATCCCTGATAATGTAGGTAAAGGATACACCAAACCTGTAATTAAGGTGGGTGATGAAGAGATTGGTGACGCAGAGACTGACAAGGATGGTAGAATTACTCGCATCAATGTCACCAAGAAAACTATTGGTTACATCAGACCGAGAGTTGTTGATGACACAGGATTCGGTGCTGAACTGATACCTACCTATGAATTCGTAGGACCTGAGAAGCTCAAGAGTCTGTATGCTGTCAACACTTACATCGACTGTGTATCACATCCACAGCAACTGGTTGGGTGGGTCAATGGTCAACCTTACTATGGTCCCTTCCATACTCACATGGGTAGAAAGATGGTTGGTGCTGTTCACACTGATGAACCACATGAGTACATCTATGACAGCAAGGCAGAGAGTCTTGGTCAAGGTGTAACTGTCACTGTAGAGTCTGATTACTACTCATCATCCACTCCCACCAACGTAATAAATACAAGCACGTCTACTGAAAATACTACCCCTACAACCACTAACGTGGTTGATCCTGGTGGGTCTAGTCCAACTCCTACTCCTACCCCGAGTCCGAGTCCTAGCCCAACATACAATCCACCTAACAGTGGTGGATCAGGTGGTAGCAGTGGTGGCGGAGGATACGGTTACTAATTATGACAAGACCTGATACTTCAAATACAAACCTATCCATGGGTGGTGGTTCGGTAACTCCGAACGAAAGCCCACAAACAGTAACGATCTATCCAAAGAACTACGTTACTACTACATCATGCGGACATACTATAGAACTTGACAACTCAGAAGACGGTGAACGCATTCGTGTGATTCACGGTAAGACTGGTAATGTTGTCGAGATGAACGAGGAAGGTGATACACTGATTCAGTGTAAGAAGAACCTCAACCTCAATTCTGAGGAGACTACTACCCTAAAGGTTGGTAAGGATCCAAAGAAAGATAAACTTCTTATTGAAGTTGTTGGTGATTGTCACCTGGGTGTAGAGGGAGACCTACACACTGAGGTGTTTGGTGATCGTTATGATATGGTCCATGGTCTCTGGCAGCAAACTGCTAAGGGTGCCCTGATGATCAAGGGTTCAGATGACATCGGTGTCCAATCCGACTCTGAACTTCGTATGATTGCTAACTCTGTCAATACGACAGCGACCTTTACTAACACTAACATTAAGAAAGGCGGTCAGGTCGTGGAGGAAATCCATGGCAACCGTGTGATTAGAATGTCTAAGGAGGGTGGTACTTTTGCCATCGAAAGCGAGGGAGATCTTCGCTTCAACGTCAAAGGTTGTCGTTACGACAACATCGGTAGAAACTATTTCACTGAAGTTCAAGGAAAAATTAAAATCAAAGCTGTAGGGGATGACATTGACTGTCTACAAGGTGGTGCTCCCGACGGCATGAATGTATCAAAACCTGGGGACTCGCCTTACGGGACTCCTACAGGATGGGAATTAGACACAGGCTCAACCTCAGTTACCATTAAGACTGAGGACTTCTACATGGCAGCAAACGGAGCGGCAAAGATGACTGCTGGTGGAGATGAGTTTAAGATTGAATGTGACAACGGAATCTACCTGAATTGACAACTCCTAGTGATTGTCCTATAATGTTAATCACATGAGCATTTACGCAATGAAAGTAACTCTTGCTCAGGCACATGCTATCAAAGACTTCATCGATGAAGAGCTAGATAACTATGTCGAGCGAAAGGTAAAAGAAAAATTCAGCAGTCCTACTGCTGACCAAACCAAGGCATATCAGTATTATGAGACTCTAAGGAAAGGTCTCGCGTGTTTTAAGACCGATGCTGAGAAGGTCATCAAACATGCCAGTGTCGAAGGTGGCACAATGAGTAGCGCAGACTTCTTTGTGATCCCCTATGATAGTGAGGACCTCAAAGGAAACTCATGAACAGCTGCCTTGACAAAGTGATCGTAAACATCCCCGCCCGCAAGTTCTCACTGCTGTCGGACCACATGGAAGCACGTGATCTTGTCTGTGAAGATGCTGATCAATTCCAGCGTGTACTCGATGTAGTACGTGCTACCTGTTCTGAAGACGAAGTACAGTACATTTATTAATTATGTCTCATGTTGTAGCATATTCCGAGATCAAATCGATCTTGAAGGCAGCTAAGAAGGTCAACGATGAAGTTCTTCTTGAAGTTGCGATTATTGCCCTGAAAGAAACACTCGGTGAACGACTGACTACCGAAGTTAAATGGGAATCTGAGTTCGTAAAAGATCTGGATGCTGACTCACTGGACCTGGTAGAACTCGTGATGTTCCTGGAAGAATGCTTCGGTATTGAGATCCCTGATGAGTATTCAATGGATATTGTCACCGTTGGTGATGCCATTGAGACTATCAAGAAGTGTAAGAAAGAAGCAGGCAAACCACGTAAGAAGGTGGACAAAGCAGCACTGCTTAAAAAGAAACCCAACCCCAAAGGACCTATTGGTGCCAAGGCAATCAAACTTGGATCATCTGTTCCTGAGGATTTAGATAAACGTATTGATGAAGCCATTGCCGAATCTGATAGAGAAGAAAGTGAAAACGACTCCGACGCTGGTTGATGAAGCGAATCTTGCTCTGTTCCATGCTACAATGAACCTACCCAATGCGGCAAAGCATTGTGGCATGACAGAACGTGAGATGAAGATGACATTCCGTGAGTTTCTGAAGTATCAGGATGAAGATCAAGACAGTATACTATAACTATGTCATGGCAGGGTCTGAGGAATCTTTCCTCGATCCTAAAGAGACTGATTTCTTCCCCGAAGATTACTTTGAGGAACCTCAGCCTGCCTTGAAAGGGTATGACATGAACTATCGTCATGCTAAATGCCCAGCATGGAAAGAGTATCACAAAAATGTCTGGTCTCTCCATCAGTCATTCCCTCTTGGGATGATATATAAATCTGAAGAAAATTTTCTGAGCACAAATTTGTCCCAGGACATTTTTGAGCAATACTTTATGTTAGGTGATGGTTGGTTAGATGGTGAGCATCCTGAGATTCAATTCAAGCAAGGTTATTGCTTCTGGACTGATGAAAAGGATGTTTGGATCGAACAGTTTCAACACCCAACAATGACCCGACTGGGGTTAGATGTAGTAGCAGGATCATTCCCTATTTCCGTATGGCAACGTCCTATTAATCTTGGTTTCAAGATCACAAGCTATGACCAAAACATCTGGCTCGAAAAAGGAGCACCTGTCTGCTATGTACGCTTTAGTTCAGCAAGAACTAGAGATGTCAAATTCAAACTTGAAAAAAGACCAGTCCCTGAGAAAGTGGCTAAGCGACAGCTACAGGACCTCTGGTTGAAAGACTGGCATAACAACTATTCTTGGGATCTTATCAAGTCCCGACTAAAAAAAGAAGAAGAATCACAATGCCCCTTTAAGTGGATGTGGAAGAAATGAAAGTATACTGGGATTACAGAGACGTAGATGGTGTTGGTCCGTGTAAGGTGTATTTCCTGAACGG